CTGCCGTTTTCTCCCCAAACCACCCCCAAACCAACAGATGTAACTACGATTCGGCCTGATGGACTCCGACGCCGACCAGGTGCGGCTGTTCGAGCCTGACGGCGGTCGGCCCACCCGCCGGGTCCGGCGCCAGGCCGAGCGCACCCTAAAGGCCCTCCGTGAGGCCGGCCGCCTCGAGCCTTGCGACGCCCTGCTGGTGGCCCTGATCCGCACTTGCGCCGACCGCTGCGATGAATTGCGGGCTATCGAGGGCAAGGAGTTTCACGAGGCCCAGGCCTTACGGCTGGCCGGCGAGCTGGAGGCCCGCCTCAGAGATGTGGGAGGTCCGGCCGCCGATGCTTTCGACCAGCTACTGGCAGCGGCTACGGGTTCCGCCCCGCCTGGCCACCCCGCCTAGCGGGGCTCCCACCTGGGGGCCGGCCGTGGACGCGGTCGGCGCCGCCCTGTTCGGCCGGCCCATGCAGGCCTGGCAGTCGGCCGTGAACCATGTGGCCGGCGAGCACGACCCCGATTCGGGGGAGATGGTGCATGGGGTGGTAGTACTGCACGTACCCCGGCGGGCCGGCAAGACCGCTATCACCCTGGCTCAACTGGCCCGCCGGGTCCTGGGCCAGCACGGCTCCCAGTCTTGGTACACGGCCCAGACCGGCGGCGACGCCGGGCGCACCTTCCGCCGGGAATGGCTCCCCATCCTGCGCAGCTCCGGGCTGGCCCGTCGCCTGAAAGTGTCGATGCGAGCCGGCGGCGAATCCTTCGAATTGCCGGCGCGCGGCAGTAGCGCGACGTGTTTCGCTCCGGTGGAATCGGCCTTGCACGGCACGAACGTGGATATGGCCATCGTGGACGAGGCTTGGGCCCACGACGACGACGCCGGGCGGGGGATCGAGTTGGCCGTGTTCCCGGCCCAGTTGACCCGGCCGGGCGCCCAAACCTGGATCGTGTCGGCCGGCGGCACGCTGGCCTCAACGTGGTTCGACGGGTGGCTGGCCCGGGCCGAGGACGCCCTGGCCGCCGGGCGGCCCGGTATCGCCATCTTCGAATGGGGCGCCGACGCGTCGGCTCCCGATTACGACCCCCGGAGTCCGGCCACCTGGTGGACCGCCCACCCGGCCCTAGGTGACACCATCCGGGAGTCGGCGCTGGCCGCCGACCTGGACCGCTCCTCCGATGTGGCCGCCTTCGAACGGTCGGTGCTGAACGTGTGGCCCAGGCCCCGCCAGTTGGGTCAGGCCCTGGACCTGGACGCCTGGGCCTCGCTGACCGACCTGGACGCCCCGGCCGTACCTACCGCGCTGGCTTTCGATGTGTCCGCCGACCGGGCCAACTCGGCGCTGGCCCAGGCCGGCCTTACCCCGGACGGCAGGGTAATGGTGGAAATCCTGGCCTACAAACGGGGGGCCGCCTGGCTCGATGCCGATATTCGAGCTTGGCGGCGGGCCCACCCGTTCGCCACCATCGTGGCCGATTCGCTGGCCGCCGGCACCATCGCCGACCGTCTCGAGCTGGCCGGTATCGACGTGTTGACCACCGGGGCCGGGCAGATGGGCCGGGCCTGCGCCGATCTGGTCGACCAGGTCGGGGCCCGCAGTGTGGCCCATCGGGGCCAGGCCGTCCTGGACGACACCCTGGCCTCGGCGGGCCGGCGGGTCATCGCCGATGGGTGGGCCTGGTCGCGCCGCCACTCGGAGGGCGACATCTCCCCGCTGGTGGCCGCCACCCTGGCCGCCTGGGCGGCGAGGACCCGGCCGTTGCCGCCGGCCCCGTTCGTGGCTGTTGCGCGTTGAACGGAGTTACATCAATGTCATTGCCGTAATGTTCGGGTCGCGGGCGCGGCGCCTGGAGCGTCGCCTGGGAGACTTAGAGGCCGCCGCCGCGCCCGCATCTCCGAAGGTGACCGCGGCCGGCGGGCGGACGGGTTCCGGTTCGGACGCCTGGGGCTGGTTGAACTTCGGGGCGGACCGCTCCCAAGCGATGTCGGTGCCGACATTGGCCTATCTGCGGGCCCAGCTGGCCGGCGGGGTGGCCTCCATGCCTTTGGAGCGGTATAGGAAGAACCCCGACGGGGAGGGCGACCAGATCGACCCGGGTTGGTGCGAGAACCCCGACCCGGCCCCGGCTATCACCCCGTCGCTGTTCTGGTCGTGGATCATCGATGATCTGTTTTTCAATGGCCGTTCCACTCTGGTGGTCATGGCTCGCGACGCCACCGCCTTTCCGGTGGCTTTCCGACGGGTCAAGCCGGGCCAACTGCTTTACGAGCCGGACGCCCTGGCCTGGGGTTACTACACCTCCCAGCCGCCGGTCTATTACATGAATCAGGAGATCCCGGGCGAGGACGTCATCGTCATCGACGGCCCGCACGAGGGGATTTGCAACTACGGCGGGCAGACCATCGCCGCCGCCGTGGCTTTGGAGACGGGGTCGGCTACCGCAGCGGCCGAGCCGTTGCCGAATATCGATTTGCACCAGACCGGCGGGGAACCTCTCTCCGAGACGGCCGCCCAGGATCTGGTGGCGGCCTGGAAGGCCGCCCGGGCTCTGGGCGCCACCGCCTACACCCCCCAAAACCTCGAAGCGAGGACGCTGGGCTGGTCGGCCGCCGACCAGCAGATGGTCGAAGCAAGGCAGTACATGGCCACCCAGCTGGCCCGCATGGCCGGCGTTAACCCGGTTTTGGTGAGCGCAGCCATGGGCTCCAGCTCCAGCTACGTTTACACCAACCAGCAGGACTACCGGGCCGCCTTCCTCGATGACGTGCTGGATTCCTATCTGCGGGCCATCGAGGGCCGGTTAAGTGCCAATGATGTGACGCCGCGCGGCCAGTACCTGGAGTTTGACCGGGACGCCTTCACCCGGGTGCCGCTGCTCGAGCGGGTCCAGATCATGGTCGGCGCCCTCAAGTCGGGGGCCACCCCGGCCATGGTTAACGCCCTCTCCCAGGTCCTGGACCTGGATTTTGAGATCCCCGACGACATCGCCCCGCCGCCCGTCCCGACGGTGCCGGCCCCGCCGGCCGCGGTGCCACCCGCCGCGCCGCGGCCGGCGCTCATTCCTGGAGGTACCCGCCCGTGATCATCACTACCGCCGCCCCGGCCGCCCCGGTCCGGGCCGACAGTGCCCGCCGGACCATCTCCGGGCTGGTCGTCCCGTGGGGGACTTTCGCCCGGGTGTCGACGGGCCAGAACGTGGCCTTTCAGCGCGGCAGTCTGGCCCTGTCGGATCGGGCCAAACTGGTGTTGGATCACGACCCGGCCAAACCGGTGGCCGTGTACGTGTCCTCGTCCGACACCGAGGCCGGCCTGGAGGCCACCTTCCGGGTGCCGGCCGGGCCATCCGGCGACGCCATCCTGGCCGAGGCCTCCGAGGGCCTCCGGGACGGGCTGTCGGTGTCGGCCGATGTGCAGGCCTCCGACGATCAGGCCGGCGGTATGTGGGTCACCGCCGCCAAGGGCCGCCATGTGGCCTTGCTGTCCGAACCGGCTTTCGACGCCGCCCGGGTGTCCGCCGTTACCGCTAGTGCAACCGAAGGGAACCCCATGTCGCTGACCGTGTCCGAACCGCCCGCCGCCCCGCCCGCCGAGCCGGCCCCGCCCGCCGATCCTCCGGCCACCGTGACCGCGGCCGGCGTCGCTGCGGCTGCTACCCCGACGGCGGCGCCGGCCCGGACCCGCGACGCCTACCCCTACGCCCTGGCCCACCATCTGGGCGGGCCGTCGTTCGTGCGCGACGCCTACGCGGCGTGGGAGAACCCGGGCAGCGTGGAGGCCGAGCGGTGGCGCAAGGCCCAGGCCATGGCGTCTGAGCCGGCCCTGGTGCGGGCCGCGGCCGTGCACCTGGCCGGCGGCCGGTCCGACCTGGAGGCCGCGGTGGGTACCTCGGTGACCGACCCGGCGTTAACCCCGCCCCGCTGGCTGCCGGACCGTTTCGTGCCGCTCCGGGCCGCCAAGGCGCCGTTGTATTCGGTGCTGGCCAAGTACGGAACCCCGGATTTCAACACCCTGGAGCTGCCCCGCACCGTCACCGAGACCGGCCTGTCCGGCCTGCCCGCCGACGAGGTCACCCCGGTCGCCCCGGGTGATATCGCCACCACCAACGACACCGTGTCGATCGTGGAAGTCGAGGGGTCCTATCAGTTCTCCCGGCGGCTGTTGATGGGTTCGAACCCGGCTATCGACCGGATCGCTCTGGACGCCATGGAGCGGGCCTGGCTGAACGATGTCGAAACTCGGGCGGTGGCCTTCTTCACCGCGGCGGGCAACTCCACCGCCTGGAGCTCCACCTACGCCGACGGTCTGGGGTTTATCGGCGCCCTGCGGGGCCTGTTCGCGGCCATGGCCGCCGGCACCTTGTATACCTCTACCGACGCCATCCCGGCCACCAAGGAATACTCGGCCGCGGCGGTGGCCAATGACACCACCGGCCGCGGTCTGTTGCCGTACGGGAATAGTGTCAACTCGGCCGGGTCGTCCTCCGAGGCTTTCGCCGCCCTGGAGGTGCAGGGCGTGTCGCTGTGGCCGGGCCCGTACATGCCGGCCAACAAAACCCTGGTGCTGGATCAGTCCATTGCTTCGGCGGTGGTGTTCGCCACCCCGGTCATGAATTTCCGTTTCGAGTCCACCACCACCTCCGGTTCGACCACCGAAAACGTGAAGGTGCTGCAGTTGACCAAGTATTCCGGGGTCGGATTCTGGTCGCAGTACAAGGGCGGCATTCACGTCATCACCAACACCACCCCGCTGCCCCTCGAGGACGGCAACGGCGGCGAGGCCGGCCGGCAGGCTAAGGCCGCCAAGTAGTGGCCACCGGCTGGCCTGCCGATTCGGACCTGGCCGACCGTCTCGGCCTGGCTACCGGCGAGGACGCCGGGCGGGTGACGGCCGCCAACTTGGCCGCCCAGGCCGACGCCATCGCGGTCGCCGGCCTGGACGCCACCGCCGGGGCCGGCGACGACGGCCAGTTCGAGGCCATCCTGCTGTTGGGTCAGTGGTGGTACGAGAACCGCAACCGCCCCGAGGGCCTCGACTCGCTCAACCCGGTGGCCTCGCCGTACTACCGGCGGGTGGCCCTCGGCATTCTGGTCCGCGGAAAGCTGCCAGTGGCGTGAGCGTGGCCGCCGCGGTAGACGAGTTGGTCGACGCCCTGGAGGCCGCCGGCCTGCGCGTGGCGGTCCGGGACGGCGATATCACCCCGCCTTGCGTGTACGTGCGCATAGGGACGGTGACCGAGGCTGGCGCCCCGCTGTCGGGCGGCCAGGTCACCCTGTTCTACGTGTACCTGATCCCCATCCGGGGGGTCGACAACCTGGCCGGCGACGCCGACGCCCTCGATTCCGTCTACGCCGCCCTATCACCTTTGGCCTGGGCCGAGATAGTCACCACCGCCACCTCCGTCACCGTCCGTAACGACACCTGGCCGTGCTACCGCCTGGACGTTTCTCTGGCCGGCCTGTCCGGCGCCTCTTTAGGAAAGGTCTCCTATGCCGACCGTAGTTAACAAACTTTTGGGCACCCTCAAGCTGGGCGACACCTCCACCGGAGTGCAAATGGAGGCCCAGGTGTCGAATATCGGTGTTCCGCAGTCCGTCACTCGCGACGCCGCGGTAACCGTCCTGACCGGGGATGTGGTTCAAGCGTCGGCGACTTATTCCTGGTCGCTGACCGGCTCGGTGCTGTTGGACATGACCGACCCAGCTGGGGTGTACTACTTTGTGCTGACCCACCAGAGCGAGGAAATGCCGTTCGAGTTCCTGCCTATCGGGGCGACCGGGCCGACCATCACCGGCACCTGCATAGTCGACGGCTGGGATTCTGAGGAGCTGGCCGCCGGGGCCATCGTGGTATCCAAGTTCGCTTGGCCGGTCCAGGGTCAGGCCACCATCACCCCGCCCCCGTGATGGGCGACGATCTGCGCCTCGAGGTCACCAATCAGGCCGCCTTCACCGCCGCCCTCGAGCAGATCCGCCGGGACCTGGCCGCCCCCCATGAGGCTCTGGAGGCCACCGGCCGCGAGCTGCAGGCCGCCTCGGGGCCGAACGCCCCCCGCCGCACCGGCCGCCTGGCCGGGTCGGTGTCGGTGCAACCGGCCGGCCAAACCCGTATCCGGGTCACCGCCGATGTTCCCTACGCCGCCCCCATTCACTGGGGTTGGCCCGGCCACGGCATACATCGCCAGCCGTGGCTGGTGGCCACCTGGCTACGCGACCGGGCCCCGCTGGACCGGCTCGGCCGCGAAGTTCAGAGCGGTATCGATAAGGCGGCCGCGGCCACATGACCGAGCTGGCCGACTACACGCTCCCGTATTTGGACATGCTGGTGGTGTTCGATGACGGCCGCCGGGTGGAGTCCCACGCCGACCAGCGCGATATGAGACGGGCCCAGATCGCGGTGGCCACCGACCCCCAGCAGGACCCCATCGGATTTACGAGGGCGTCGGCCTGGGCCTATCTGTCCCGTACCGGCCAGGTCGACGGGCTGGGCTGGAAGGACTTTGACGAACAGGTGCCGTTCGTGGTCCCGCTGGAGGACAAAACCGGGGCGGACCCTACCGGGACGGCTACGGCCGAATGATCGCCGCCCTGGCCGTGCGCCTGGGTATCGCCCCATCCGTCTTGTGGCTCGAGGATCCCCGCGACCTGGCCACCCTGATAGACGTGATCGACCAGACGAATGGCTAAGGCCGCCACCCTCAATATCGACATTGTGGCCAGCGCCGAGAAGGCCCTGGGCGCTTTCGACAAGGTCAAGGAGCACGCCTCCGGGTCCTGGTCGGCCATGAAGGTGGGCGCCACCGTGGCCGCCGGCGCCGTGTTGGGGGCGCTGGGGGAGGCCACCAAGGCCGCCGCCGAACACGAGGCCGGCGTGTCGAAGCTGGCCCAGGCCTATAAGAACGCCGGGGTGTCGACTAAGGGCATGTCCGGCGCCCTGGAGGAAATAGACGCCGCCTCGAGGAAAACCGGCCAGTCCGCCGAGGACAACATCGCCGCCTACACGGTGCTGATCACCGCCACCCGCAACACGGCCAAGGCCCACTCGGAGCTGGGCACCGCCGAGGACCTGGCCGCCTACAAGGGCATCTCGGTGAAAGAGGCCGCCATGGATATCACCCGGGCCCAGGAGGGCAACACCCGGGCCTTGAAGGAGATGGGTATCGCCACCACCGACAGTTCCGGTAAGCAGCTTTCGGCCACGGCCATCATGGCCCGCCTGACCCAAGCGGTACACGGCCAGGCCGACGCTTTCGGCCAGACCGCCGAGGGCCAGATGGCCCGCTACAAGGAATCGATAGACCAGGCCAAAATCGCCGTCGGGGAGGCCTTCCTCCCGGTCTTGAAGTCGCTGCTGAACATGCTCCAACCCATATTCACCTGGATGTCCAGGAATCAGGCCATCGTCTCCCTGGTGGCCAAGGTCATCGCCATCGCCGCCGGGGTCATCCTGGGCCTCAATATCGCTCTGCGGGCCTGGGCCGCCATCCAAGCCGTGGTCAACATCCTCCTGGACGCCAACCCCATCGGCCTGGTCGTGTTGGCCATCGCCGGACTGGTCGCGGCGGTGGTCCTGGTCGTCCGGCACTGGTCGATTTTCAAGGGGGCCATCGCCGACGTGTGGCAATGGCTCCAGAACTTGGGCGCCTGGATTCAGGCTCACTGGAAAATCATTGTCGACGTGCTGCTAGGCCCGATGGGGCTGCTGATCACCAACTTCACCAACATCAAGAACGTGATCTATGACGTCATCAGCGCCCTCGAGCAGGTCGGCCGGGCCGTGTCCGACGCCCTGGGCTGGCTGGGCAAAATCCCGTCCGGGGCCGGGTCCATCCTGGGCAAACTGAACCCGTTCTCCCTGCCCGGCGGGTCCGGCCCGGCCGTCACCCCCATGTACCTGACCGTGTACGCCACTCCCGGCGCCGATCTGCCCGAAACCGTCTACCAGGCTCTGCGGGACTATCAGCGCCGTCACGTCCGCCCCGAGCTGCGCCCCATCTTCGGCGGCTGACCGGTGGCCGACACCTGGGGCGCCGCCATATGGGATGCCGCCGAATGGCAGGGCGCGGCGCCGCCCAGCCAGGATTGGGGCACCGATTGGCGCTGGTGGTACCAGGTCGGCACCGACCCGGCCTCCCTGGTCGACCTGAACCCGTTGATCGTGGAGGCCCGCTGGACCGGGGACTCCCACAAGCTGGGCGACGGCACCTTCCGCGGTGACATCCAGCCCGGCCAGTGCACCATCCGGCTGTGGGACCCCGCCCACCAACTGGACCTGTTGAACCGCTACGGGTGTGTGTTCGGCCTGTATAAGCCGACCGGGGCCTGTTGGTGCTATTTCTACGACAGCCTGGCTAGGGGGGTGTTCGCCGCCGGCGACCCTGCCGACGCCGACACCGTGTTCGTGGGCTCGACCTGGCCGGCCCGGCTGACCAACAAACGCAACGAAACCAACTATCCGGCCCAGTCCGCCACCGCCCGCCTTAACGCCCTGGTCACCCTGTTGAACACCGT